CTTTCATCCACTGTATCTTCAGTGGTGCATCATGTTTACCTAATCCTCTTTCCTTTCTAGATAAGTGTCTCATACTAAGCTCCTATGTCCACTATCTCACAACTGTCACCAGAACAGGCAAAGGTCTGAGAAGAATTAGTGTTATCCTCTTTTTCATAATCTGTAAATTTATCCCAATCAATATGAGTGAACTTACTGCTAAAATCATTGTATACAGCTTCTGTACAATCCTGATATGGTGCTTGCTGATAAGTATGATCGGAGTGTGGTAAGAAAGAAACACCTGACATCTCATCAAAGTGTTTGAATACAAACGCACCCACTTCCATCCATTCATCATCACGCACTGATACGGTGACAGAAGGCTTATGCTCACACCAATGTCTCTGATAGAGAAGCCACATCTCTAGCTGTTCGATAGCTGTCATGTCGTTTCTTAATACAGATTTCTTTGGTGACTTCATGGGAAAGCTGAACACTGTCTGTGTATCAGGCTTCATAAAGTCAGCTTCACTTGGTATGCCACTGTCCTTCATGAAGTTAGTAAGAGGATCTTTATTATCGCCCCTAACAGTGCGAATATAATAACTGCTATGACGAGGGTGGATACCACTGCTTGAGTCAACAAGTTGCGACACTGTCCCACTTGGTTTGACACATGTGATAGCAGTGCTTTGGGGTATTCCAAATATTGCTGACCACTCTTTATTTGTCTCAACTGCAATTTCCCTAAGTGCTGTGAGGGTTTTTTCAAGCCCATGTTTTCTCCCATTTGTTAATTCATTATCCATAATACCTGTAAGGCTAACTCCTAAGAGTCTTTCCTCTTCAGTATTCTTCTGCCATATCTTTCGCAAGTATGGAAACTTAGTGAGTGTAGCCTGTGCTGTGCCAAGTATTGTGGCAAGCATGACCTTCCTCTTCAAATCTTCAAACTTATCCTTCTCTCGTATCACAACCTCTGTAAGATTGCAGAACTGATAGGGTCTAAGTATGATCTCACTGCAAGGGTTACAACCAAAGTCATAATCGGCATCTCTTCTGCCAAACTTCTTTGCTTGTTCCTTTGCAGATATTCTATTAAATATACCACGTTCACCAGACTTTGATTCCACAAGGGATGTCCACTCTCGTAAGAATGTTTCTCCATCAGGCTTGTCAGTATAGACAACAGAGTTGTTTGACAAAGCCATCTGTGGTGCTGTCTCCCACCACTTTCCTGACTTGGCATGTCTCATGCGTCCATCAGACAGGTTAGACAAACTAATCATAGCAGACCGTCTTACACCACCAGACACTACAACTTCCCCAACCTTGCACATAAGATTGTGACAATCATAACTAGATAGCTTACGACCTGCATTCTGTCTAAACAGAGCCACAGTAAAATTAAATAGGTCTATGAGAGGAGCAGGTCCACTAGCTCTACCACCAAATACTTTGAGTCTAGAACCTGCAGGTCTTACCTTTGTCATATCCCAAACAGGAACTTCACCCATGTACAGGTGTCCTATTAGCTTACGTAATGCTTTTGCCCAACCCTCTTTGCTGTCTTGTACCTCTATGCATGTACTAACTTCATCTAAAATCTGTGGAATCTCTGGTAGCTGAGATACATACTGTCTTTCAACAGAAAATCCTACACCTGTACCACATAAGAGAATATACATAGCTTCATCAAAAGCTTTTGGATCATCAACAGGCAGATAACTACAGTTATATCCTGCTGTGTTGTCTCTCTCAAGTGCAGAACCTGCAGTCATCAAAGCTCTCATAGAGGGCATGACTTCTAACTTAGTTATAGCATCAATAATCTGTTGTTTAGGTAAGTGTCCTTTTACCTTCTCAGTAATATAATCCACATACCTTTGCACAGTTTCTTCCCATGTTTCTCTTCTATTCTCTTCATCAATCCATCTAGCATATCTAGATATTGCTATAAATTTTTGATAATCGTTCATGTTACTCCTCCAATGTTATTCTAATATGTTTTACTTTTAGCCCATCAATATCATAGATAAACTCTTCTAATGCTTGTTGTATCTCTTCACTAGGATCACCGTCTGCAGGGACAGGGTAATCATCCTTGTCTAGATTAAGAGTGAGATATACTTTAACAACCATCACTCATCTCTGATAGGATATCTCCAAGAGAATGTTCACTACCTTTCTTTTTAATATCAATCAAACGAGTAAGATACCACTGTGCTTTCTCAAGATCTTGCACACCATTCTTGTATCGGTATCTCCAAAGGTATTTAATAATATTACCCTGCAAATAATATTCATATCCTTCACCTGTAGCTGACTGAATAGCTTCGATACACTCTACACCGTATTTGTTATAGTGTGGTGGACTGTTTACCATATCTTTATCTTTACAATTCATTTCCCATTTTGCCATATTATGAACTCCCATTTAGTTTCTTTTTCATTGCTTTAAAGTCTACCTTAATTACATTACCATTTATATTGGTAATTGCAACTGGTTTTTTTAATTGTTCGTCCATTTCTGATCTAGCAATCTGATATACTTTCTTAGAATGATCTGCATCAGATCTAAGTAGGTCAATGCTTATGAGGGTCATACGAGCAAAGAACATTATATCATTAAAGTCTCTATCTGATAGAGGATTCATAACTGAATCTATAATTTGTAAGTTAACATCACCTGTCCAATTGTTCTGGTGATCTAGTATAGGTTGCATTCTTATTAGAATATCTTGATCATCTAATTTAAAATGTAAATCTTTAAATCCGTCTTGTGTCATTTAAAACTCCTTATAATCTTTTTCCTTGGAAACTCTATGAGTTCAGGAAGTGGTTTCTTTTTACGTTCTTTAAGCCAAGGCTCTGGTATTATTCTATCATGGTACAGGAACTTGTTCTTCTCACACCAATCTCCATAGCTAGTCTTAGAACCTTTCTTAATCTTTCTTTTACTACTTGTAAACACAAAACGTATGTCTAACTTGGGATGCTGTTTCTTAATACATATGTGCTTTCTTCTGTCCTCTACGGTGAAGAGTCCTTTGGTTTCTATTATGATACCGTTAGGTAGCACAAAGTCAGGTGTGTAATGTCTGTAAGCCAAGTCTTCCCATTCTATCTTGATGCCCTCGTAAATATATTTTACTTTTAGTTCATCAAGAAACTCTGAGAGCTTAACCTCAAGCCCACTACGATAGCCTAACTTACGTGCTACCTTGTACTGTTTAGAAGCGTATAACACCTACCACCAAACAGAGTACGTCTTTGATAGAGGAACATGCCTGTCACCATACAAAGCTTTTGCTTCTGCTATGTAAGCTTCTTTTGCAGCATTGTAGGCAGCATATTTCTTATCATTATACGCTTTCTTCATTTCTGAAAGCTGTGTTTGTAAGTCGGAGATCTGTTCAGCCATCTCCTCTAGTGTAGGTTCTTTGTTTGTCATATAAGTTTCTCCTTTTCTATTTCAACATATGAAACAATCTTTGGTTCTTTTGCCTGAGATACCAGAGAAGGTAGCTCCTGCAAGTTAGTCCAACAGGAATGTTTAAATCTACAAAATGAGCATGTCGTTCCTAAGATTTTATTTCCTGTAGGCTTACCTCTGAATGTTTCTTCAACTGCATCAAAACATCTTTTGAACTTGTTACTCTGTACTACGCTTACATTATCAGATAGTTTATCTACTTCTTTTGTCAAGTCTAAACCAGTGGCAGGTACATATTTAAAGCTACCATTAGATTTATTTATTACCCACCATCCACCTGCTTTCTTATTCAAAGCCTGTGCATATCCTGCTAACTGTCCTACATAACCAAATGCATCACCATTCGCAAGAGTGTCAAACGATTCAAACTTATTTCTGTATGACCAATCAGATGCAGACTTAATATCATCAACTGCATCGTCCATGATTATGTCATATGTCCCCTCTATATTAGAATCTATAGTTAGATCCATAGACACTTTCTTAGAATCCTCAAAGGCTACACCTGCCTGTCTAAGCAATCCCTTGAACACAGACTCAACTATGTCCCCTAACATCATGTTCATTACAAAGTTGTTAGGAAAAGGTAGTGCTTCCTCTGGTTTGTTTTTCTCAAACCAAAGCTGACAGGTAGGCTTGCCTATGTTAGACATCCTAAGTCTAAACTCTTTCCTAGAATTTTTAGAGCCAAACTGACGGTGTAAGGCATCTTTGATGTCATCACAAATCTTATCAATGTTTGCGTCAGACAACACCTTCTTACCGTCAGTGGCTTGATCTAGGAATCGGTGCAGTTGTAGTTCTGCCTTATGATTCATGGTTACTGAACTTTCTCATCACTTGTGATGTCGATGAAAGTTTCTACGACAGCAGGATCAATGTCCTCTTTGGAATGAACATTCTCATCCCACTGATTCATGATGTACTGGTTGTAGTTAGTAAC